CAAACTTCTTGCAGGTAAGCTTCCAGCAAAAAAGCTTGTACTAGACTTTTATGAGATTCGTAAGGCTGGCATTAGGCTTAAGAATTATGGCTGGCTGAGTCAATCAGACGTAGGCCTTTCAGAGGCTTATAAAAAGGTGTTTGATATCTTAAATGCCAAAGCCGATAGCTTACTTACAGAGATCGATATTTTAGATATTGTAAATCTGCTAGGAACTGTCTTAAGTACTAGACGCAGTGCGCAGATTGCGGTTATGGACGATTATAGTCCTAGAATTAACGAATTTGCCGAAGCTAAGATTGGTATCTGGGAGAACGGCTTATCTCACAGAGCACAAAGTAATAATTCGATTATTTTCTGGGCTAAGCCTACTAAGCCTGAATTAATGAATTGGTTTAGTAAAATCAACCTAGGCGGTAATGGCGAACCTGGACTGATTAACGGTGTTGCTATGAAGTCTAGAGCACCCTGGGCAGTTGGACTTAATCCCTGCGCTGAGATTCTCTTGCCGAACAAAGGTTTTTGTAATTTAGTTAGCCTTCCTATTGATAAGTTCAAAGGAGATGTACTAGGATTACACAAAGCAGCTAAGCTAATTGCCAGAGCTAACTATCGTCAAACTGCTGTAGACTTCAGAGACGGTATTTTACAAGAGTCTTGGCATTTAAATAATGAGCATCTACGACTTTGCGGCGTTAGTTTAATGGGTGTAGCTGGTCGTCCTGATATGTCAGATTATGACTTTAGACGTTTAGAGCGAACTGTTACTGCAGCCGCGTACTCAATGGCTAAGGAATTGGGACTAAGCTATCCTAAGAATATCACTACAATCAAGCCTGAGGGAACACAAAGTAAGTGCTATGACTCTGGCGAAGGAATGCACAAGCCTCTAGGCAAGTACATTTTCAATAATGTTAGTTTCTCGATTTACGATCCTCTAGTAGAATTACTACGCGCAGCTAATTACAAGGTATTTAACCATCCTTATGATAAGTCCGCTGCACTAGTTACTTTTCCTGTAAACAACGCAGGTGCTCACTTCACTGTAGTTGATGGAAAAGAAGTTAATCTGGATTCTGCAGTAGACCAGCTAAACGTTTACAAGAAACTAATGCAAACGTACTGTCAACAAAACGTCAGCTGTACTATTAGTTACGATGTAACAGAGACTCAGGAGATTGTAGACTGGCTATATGAGAACTGGGATAACTATGTAGCAGTTAGTTTCTTGTTCAGAAATGATCCTACTAAGACTGCAGCAGATTTAGGTTATCCGTATCTGCCACAAGAAGTAACTACTAAGGAAGAGTTTGATGTGTATGTGTCTAAGCTACTACCAGTAGATATTGATGTAGCAAATAGCTTTGAAGAGTTAACCGCTCAAGACTGCGCAACTGGCGCCTGTCCTATTAGGTAAACAAAAAGCCCAGACTGAGATTATCAGTCTGGGCTTTTTTATTGCGCTAGTTCTAAACTTAAGGCTAAAGTCTTTGTGACTCTGTTAGTCCAACCACGACCAAATACTTTAAAGGTTTTTAGTCCTTTAAGAAAGTCTAGTCGTTTAGTATTGTACTCTTGTATTAGCTCAGTTGCTACTACAGTTTTTAAATACTTTATAGTTATTGGCCCGATTAAGCCATCGGCTTCTACGGCCAAACAGTTTTGTAAGTTCTGAATTGCACGCTTAGGGCCAGAATTAACTGCATAATCGAATACACTTAAGTCTAAGCCACTAGGCATAAGATCACACTTACAAGCATCCCAATAACGACGTTTATAAAACGGTTTAACTATATCTATAGTTAAATTACGCATCTCAGTTTCAGTTACTAAAGTTTAATAATCTACCTGTGTACTCTGCCCAAGATCTAGCAGTTACACCTAAATTTGTCATGCCTCCTGGATCAGCAGGATGGTTAACAAATCCGCCTTCATGTGCTATCATGATCTTAAAGGCTTGTTCAAAGTTTTCTTTCATCTTTTTGTCTACTACCAAATGAACTTCCGTAAAAGAACTGGAAGATCGAAGCTATAACTGTACCTAGTAAAAAGCCTAAGATAGTATCCGCAAAACGAATATTAGCTTCAGGTATCTCACAGAATGTGATAAACGCAATATAGCAGATAGATGCTATGCTCCAGAACCAACTTAAGTTATAAATAAATCGCTTAGAACTGAGATCTGTCTGAGCTAAAGCAGAGACTTGCATAGCTCTAGCATCGGCCTTATCAGAAACTTCTGCATTTAAGTACGCAAGTTTAAATCTGTTATCTGCCTCTTTTGCTGCTAATAACTGTTCTGGGCTAGCGGTTAGAATAGCCTTTTCTAGTTCTTTTTCCGTGCTTACTCCAAATACATCGAGCAGCGTTCCAATTGCTTTACCTGCCGCAGGTCCGGCTAAAGCCCCGGCAATTGCCGGGGCTACCTGAGCTATTAAGTCTTTCCAAGAGCTCATATTATTGTTTAACTCCTAACCATTTATCTAATAAGTAGATAGCTTTATTTTCAAATAAGTACAATGTACGACTACCCATGTGTCCAGAAATTCCAACCAGTGCTGCGGTAAGTAGTGGGTCAAAGTTAGCATGTTCGCACAGCCAGAATGTAATAACTCCTACAAATCCCGAGGCAAGTACCTCTACAAAAAATAAAATAAAATCAAACTTTGCAATTTCCCCTAGTCGGGCTTTTCTAACAAAATTTAGAGCTCCTCCAGCTGTGGATAATAGTATTATCCAAGCATAAGTTAATAAGGAGTATGAGGTTGGGTCTTTAATCATGATTAGCGGTTTTTGTAACTTGAACCTGTTTAATAGGTTGAGGCTAGAGTAAATAATGCGTCGATATCATTATCCGTTTTACCTAGAGCATACGCCATGTCAATTAATCCTTGGTCAGCGCGCTCAAATGTTGTGGCATTTTCGAAATCTAATCGAACTTCTACAGGTGCTGTTTCGATTATAGCCAATACGCTTTGTAATAAATCTAGAGTATACAAAGCCCTGAAAAACTGTCGTCTAGTTATCTGAGTTAATGCAATTGGTGCTGTTGGCTCTGGTTGAGGTAGTCTCAGTCCCAGTACTGGATCCCAAAGGTACTCTGTGGTTATAGTATCGTCTACATCTAACCAGAAAAGTGGAGAAGCAATAGGAAAATCTTGAGTAGCAATTTCTACTACTCTAGCACCAGTGATATTATTAACAGTATAGACTTCGTTAGGTGAAATCAATGCTTTCATTTTAATAGAACTCCGTTACTATTACAATACCTGGAGCACCCGCTCCGCCTGTTTGAGCACCGGCTGTTGTAGTTCCTTTAGCAGCTCCGCTGCCACCACCACCATAATTATATCCAACAATCCCGTTAGTTGTACTAGCATAAGTAACTGCTTGAGGAGCTCCATTACCTAAAATACTTGAACCCCCCGCACCGCTACTAGCTGATGTAAAACCACCATAATTACCAAACGTAATAGTACCGCCTGCTTGACCAGGTATATTTAAATCTCCTCCAGAGCCTGTGCCTCCGGCCCCTCCAAGTATACCCCAGGTCTGAGTAGCGCTTCCATTTGTGCCCGATGTAGCTGAGCAATGAGTGCCAAAACTGCAACTAGCAGAGCCAACGCTTACAGTTTCTGTAGTACCTAAGCTGGCAGCTAAAATTAACTTTCTAGCGTAACCACCACCACCTCCACCAGTACCCCCACTTATTTGACCAGAAACAGACGCACCACCAGCACCGCCAGCACCCTGCACCTCAACTAACAAAGCTTTTAAACCTGTGGGCTTTGTCCAGCTGGTACTAGCAGCAGTATAATATCTGATAATAGGAGCAGCACCACCAAAAACCGTGCCTAAATCTGAGCCGTTGGCTAGTAAAAATCCAGTACTTGCAGCAGTGCTAGCTCCTCGTAGTGTTTTAATCCCAGAGTTATTAATTGCACAGGATTGGGAACCGTCAGCAGTTATAGCCACAACTTCTCCAGCACTGCCTGTTTGTAATAAGACTCTACCAGGAGTGCTACTATGCTCATTACCAAATACTGAGATTGTACTACCACGAGTATTTGTTGTACCGCCGCCACCAGCTATAGCTAATGAATAAGTATCTGAGCCGTCTATAGAGCTAGCTACGATACTCTGAGCGTATCCACCAATATTTCCGTACTTTAAAGCATTTACTAGAGTTTTTTCTCCTGCGATAGTTTGATTACCTGTAATGTATACCCCATTAGTAACCGTACCAGCATTTCCAGTAACACTTATACTCCAAGTGCCGCTAGCTCCAGTACCTGTTAAACTAGGAATATTAGTACCAATAGCTAAACCTAAACTAGTTCTAGCATCAGCAGCGCTAGTAGCATTAGTACCGCCGTTAGCTAAAGGTAAAGTACCACTAACTGTACTAGTTAATGAAACCTTACCCCAACTAGGTGTAGTGCCTGATAATAAAACATTTCCTGTAGTTACAGCAGCTAGTTTAGTTAAAGTAGTAGTTCCGCTGGCATATATTAAATCGCCAGCACTATAACTAGTTATATTAGTACCGCCTTGTGCAACCGAAACAGTGCCACTAACACTACTGGCAGTGCCAGAAATATTTATAGCATAAGTACTAGTTAAATCTGCCCAAACTGTACCGCTCCAGCGTTGCCACTTATTATCCCTAAAACTAACAACTCCAGTAGGTAAATTACTATACGTACCCGAACTAGGAAACTGCGTGGCTGTTTCATCAAGTCTAGCATCTAATTCTGCGACAAAATTAGTATACGTAGACGTTAATGTTGGTTTCGACCAATCTGACATTATTTCTCCTTAAACACCACGAACAGAATAACTGCAAGTGCCTGATAATCTAGCTCCGGTTTGTGAATTAAATAGTAAAATCTTGAAGCTTAAAGGATTTACTGTATCTGTAAAGTCGTAGACTGCTGTAGGCACTACCCCACTAACTACTGAAGGGCTTAAAACAATACTTAAATTATCTACGTCTAAGAATACTTTAGTACCACTAATAGTTTTATCGTCTGTCATATAAACTATAGTACCGGTTGAATCAGTAGCTAAACAACTAACATTACCTGCAAAAGTTTTTAACTTTGACTCAAGTCTGATATTTAGTGCTAAGATAGTGTATAGTCCGCCAGTAGCTACAACTCTAACTTTTACATACTTAAAGTTACTAATAAATTGGTTAGCACCTTCTACAAAAGGCGTATAAGTACTACCGTCAGCAGAGTAACTTATAGAAACTACTAAAGTTCCGCCGGTATTTATAGTTTCTGAGGTTAGTGTTACACTAATAGTACTTGCAGCTATTACTTCCGATCCTCCAGGAGTGTAATCTATAAGCTCTTCATAGTAACCAGTGCTAGCTGCAGGCTCTACATAAATAGGATATCCTGCAGTAATTTGCGCTTGTGGATCAGCCCAGCTTCTAGATGTAAAGTGTGTTTGAAAATCTTCCGTAGTATCTACAGGTAAAACTACATGATTAGTAGCATCTAGCTTAGCATTGCTAAAGGTTCCAGTAAAACTACTGAAAAAGTTATCTTGTAAGACATAGTCAGGCGGTTGATTTACCTTTGCTGTAATACTTGCTACAGCACCATAAGGTACAACTGTATTAGCCTTTTTTGCGGTACTAACGGCTGCTATTAGATAAGTGTAGTTTCCACTTACAGTTTCAAATACACTGGTAAAGTTACCAGACTTTGTTCCTATTAACTCAGCAGTTTCCCAGACCGAGCCTCTACGAATCTCATACTCTACAATCGGTAAAGGCACGGTACTAGGCTCTTCCCAGAATAGTAAAACATTGTTATCGACTACACTGGTGCTAACGTTTCTCGGCTCAGAGGTATTAGCAATATTAATGCTTAAACTAACAGAAACACCGGGATTATTCAAGCTATCAAAAGCAGCTAAATAAAATACTTTAGTACCTGTCCAGTTAACTAAGATACTGTGTGTAGTGCTTAGCTGTGAAGATACAAGATTTACTGAAGTACCCCAGTTGGTGTCTGTGCGTAGCTCGTAATAAGCCAAGTCTAAACTGTTTATACCGTTCGAAGGTAAGTCCCAATAAATATCAACATACCCAGCATTTAACTCGTAGTTTAAGTTTAGCGGAACTGACTGAGTTTCAATAGTAATAGTACCTGTAGCTGTATCCCCTACAGTATTGTACGAATCGTACGCAGTAACGCTAAAATTTCTAGCTGCGCCGCCCGACCAAGTAGCTTTACGTCTAAATTCCGTGTTTGCGACTTCGTAGTCTACACCGTCTAAGTTTACTACATACTTAGAGATACCAAATACACTAAAAGGTGCAGTCCAGCGAATTACTATATCTGAGTTATCTAAAAGATAGGTTAATCCAGTAACTGTTACAGGTTTAGTAATTTCTAAACCGTAAAGATTTGCCACGCTGCTGTAGTTGTTGGAGGTATCTTTTGACTTTATTAGATAAATAGGAAAACCAGCAGTGGGAACTAAGTCTAAATAGCTAGTTTCATAAATTAAACCGCTTTGAACTTTACTATCTACTAGGCTGTTCCACATTAGTTCTTTATCTACTGTAGTGGCTGCAGGGTCCCAACCAACTACGTTATCTACTAGTTTAAACGGGAATGTTACTGCTGAGCTAGTTGATCTAACAACCTTACGTATTTCATAACCTTCTAAGTCTAAATCAGTAACAGCGGTCCAGGTTAATTGTACGCCTGAGCTAACTATATTTGCTGAGATAGTCTCTACTGCACTAGGTGGTATAGCCTTACCTAAAATTGTAATGCTGGTACTATACGTAGTAGATTTTCGACCCAAACTATTAACTGCGTTTAATTCTATACTATAAACGCCCTGCTCTAAAGGCTTTATGTCTACGTTTGGAGTATTTGTTCTAATTTCTACCCAGTCGCCTAGTAAATCATCTTCCTCATCTACAGCATTAGTTAACGCGTACCTAAAGATAAAATCTGAGTTAGAACTAAACTGCGTGTTTACAGTTGGATCAACAGAAGCCCAATCTACCTTAGCACCAATACTTATATTACCAGGACTGATAAGATATAAATACTCTGAGAAGTTTAAATTGCTAGGCGCTTGTGGAGCAGCGTAGTTAAGAGACGTTGTATCTCTAACTGGTAGTATTAGATTTTGCTCAACTGCTGCAAACTTATTGGGATCATGAGCTATTGCACTGATCTCAACAGTAGAGTCTTGTTCCTCCTTTATAGAAATAACTCTCCATAACTCTGGCTGAAGGTCATTAGTTCTAGCAGCTACCCAGATAGCGTTTATTGCTGGAGTAGTAGTAAAAGCTGAGCTAGCTATAAAATTTCTACCGTATGTTAAGCCTGGACCAGCAGGGCTTACTACGCCAGTTCTAGACTCTAATTTTGGTTTATTAGTTCCTGTAGAGTCTTTGTACGGTACAAATATATACAAAGAGTAGTTTCCCGCAGGAATGTCAGCATCTAGTTCAATTGTATTACTAACAACTGAAACTATTCTACCGCCTAGTCTTTCACCCGCACGAGTAGGATCGTTAGTCTGAATGATTTCACCTGGACTAACTATTGCAGAATCCATGCCTGCTCTAAAAGTAATAGACTCAGTTTCTTTTTGCTCAGTGTATAGTAACCACTTACCTACGCGATTTGCCTGCCCTCTAGAAGTACAGCCTACAGCAATTACCTCCGTTTGAGAAATACCAAATCTACTCATTCTAGCAATAGCTGCCGAGTCTCCAGCATCTTCTACATACTCAATCTTTTGTCTATAAAAGTCCTGTGGATCATTCCAAGTTACTAATACAACGTTTCTTCTAGCTTTTAAACTACTACCGGAGTAGTTAAACATACCATTTATTACGTTAGCTGGAGAAAACTCAGCTATGGGCTCTGAAGGACTATCAGCTATAACAGTCATCTGACCGTCTGCCCAGTAGTTTATACCTCTAAATATACTAGTTAGGTTATTTAAAACTTTGTAAGCTTCTTCTTGAGACTGTATGTACATGTTGCAAGTATATCTAGGTTCTGTACCTCCTGAACCATCAGAAACTAGCTCATCGCAATACTTAGATATTTTGTATAGTGCCCATTTATCAATCTGATCGGTAGTTAATAATTCTCCTAGCCCGTACCGTTTATTAGTTAGCAAATCATAATAAATCCACACAGGGTTATCTGTCCAGACTTTTGTAGCGCTAAACTCACCAGACCAATTACCTGTGTATACTCTAGTTATAGGGTTATAGTTGTTAGGTACTAATACTTTAATACCTTTAATATTATAACTACGACTAGGTATACTACTAAACTCTTTGGCAACTAAGTTAACATTAACTAAGGCTGTATTGGGGTAGGCTAATCTGGTAGGGCTTCGCTCAGTATAATTATAAAAGTATAGCTTATTCTCAAAGTTCGCATTACTTACCGCAGTAGTTAGTCTACGCACCCTAATATACACCGGATAATTACTTGCAGGTACATCGATAGGTACTTCCCAAGCTGCTTGATATAAACTTCTATAATCCCCGTAGATTTTATCAGTAACAATGTTTTTCCAGTCTATTGAACCGCCAGTTAAAACACCTACGTCTATAAATAAGGAAATAGTACTTGCATAAAACTTACCTGACTTACCGATTTCGTATAAGGCAGGTGTACCTAAAGTTATTTCTACTAGTTTGGTATTAGTATCCGTAATTACTATCTGTTGTGGCGACTCTACTAAAATTGGCTCACTTACTGTGGGATTTGACTTAGTAACAGCTACGCCAGATAAGGCTGTAAATACGGGTGTTTGAGACTGCGTACCTGTACGAATTTCAAAACTAGAACCTCCGGCAGTATTAAAATTACCTTCAGCATCTTTAATAGGTACACCGTCTAAATAAACACTTTGTTCAGCATTTACTAATCCCTCAATCTCACCTTCGCTGATAATATCAATAATCTCAGCTCGTTGAGTTTTAATAGCTTGTTCTGATAAGCTAGCGTATTCTGTTTCATACGCAGTACCTTGTGGCACAACCCCAGCTAAAGTAAATACTTTATTATTCTTTTTAACAGGAGTGCGGATTCTAGCGTGAGCAACTTGACTACCTACTGTGATTTGTCCGTAAGCTAAAGGTACTGGATTGCCTTGTTGAGATAGGTTTAATGGGCCGTTAAAGTAATTACGTTTAGGGCCTTTTTCACCATCTTGAGCTTGTGGCTTTGGCGGGGCAAATAGTAAAGAGCTAACACCTGTTAGTACTAAACTAACGCCTATCTGCGAGGCTATGCCAGAAGCAGTTAGTCCAGCTATACCAAATAGCGGTGTAGTTGCTAGGCCTGGCGCTGCAACTATTAAAGCCACGCCTAAAATCACCCCAAAGAATTTACCGCCACCAGCTACAACAGGCACAATACTAATAGTCTGAGTATCAATAGGGTAGTGTAGTTCTACAGTGCTTGTTTTATTTAGTAATACTCTATAGCCAGGCTCAGAATGAGTTATTAAATACTTTTTAAAGTCAGGAAAGTTAGCACTTAATGCACGAACAGCTTCTGCTGGGGTGCGTACATCTAATAAATGCACTCTGCCGAAAGTCTTACCTAAGTGTCCGTACAGTTTTACTATTTTCACATTAAGTCCTTGTGTCTTAGAATTAGTTTAGTAACGCGCTGAGCGCGAGCATCGTACCAATCCCTGCTTGATAATCTATTAATACAATGGTGCAATATTCTATCATCGCCTAGATATATAGCTATATGATTAGGTACTTTACTAGCTACTTGCATTATAATAACATCATGAGGCTGTAAATTATTTACTAACACAAAATTATAAGCTGTAAAATTATCTAGTATAATATTTTGCTCAGTTAACCACCAATCTACGGGTCTATGAAAGTCAGGTATATGAATATTTAGTACAGTTTTATAATAGTCTCTGGCTAAAGCAAAACAATCGTGTACGTTATGGTAAAACTTTCTGCCAATTAAACTGTACTGAGTAGCTTTAGGCTGTACGATTGTATAAGAGTCGTCTATAGTACTTACAATTAACCAAGGTAATCTAGAACTGTCGCAGGCAATAATATCAGGTTCGCTGGGCGTAGATAAACTGTTTACGTGACTATGACATACTCCAACTATTTCGCCTAGTTCTTCTAAGTTAACGTAGTCTTTTGCACTAATACAAAAGCTATCATTAGAAAGTTCATTTTCACAAGGATAGTATCGTAATTTGCCGCGTACAATAACAGCTAATCCGCAGATCTCTGAGGTTAAATTACTTTTTGCATGTGCTAGTACTTGATCTACTATATTTTCTAACATTATGTGCCTAAACCTACTCCAGGAAATCCACCAAAAGGTAAGATAGCTACTTCACCAAATCTAGCTTTACAGCTAGTTAGTCTTTTACCGCAAACATCTTCAGTGATAGTTGTTACAGAGACATCAGAACTATTGAAATACGCAGTGCCTGTATAAGAACATTCTGCGCTTCTGTACTTCCAAGGACAGATGTTTTGTATGCATTGTCGTCTTGGTAATTTAACGCCAGCTAAGTCATACGGAGCAGTTAGTTCCCATTCAATAAACACAGAGTTTTCAGAAGATTTTCTATCAATAATCCAGATTTCTTTATCTAAATACTGAGTACTGTCCGCATAAGGATTACCTTCTGCAAAATTCACAGCATCCAAGTACTTTAAAAAAGTACGAGTTCTTGTTAACTTTGCTGCGGTTATATCGCCGTACTGTCTGGCTAAAGCGCCAACAGTACCACCAATATTAGCCACAGTTAATCTGGGTCTAGGAATAGTGCCATCTCCGGTTTTATCAAAACCAGAAGCTTCAATAGGCATACGTGTATAGGTAATACCTGCCCAGACAACATCTTGACTTAAAGCATTTGTACCATCATGCCAGTATAAGTACCTGTCGGCTTCTACAGGAGCTATACCTTGAGTGTTTAGACAGTCTGTTAGGTCTAGCTCATAAAGTACAACTAACGTACCTACACTTAATTTTTGAATATCTTGTAATACAGTCATGTTAGTTGTTCGTATACCTTTACAAACTTGGCCTGTACAGTAGCACTAATATGCGACTCGTAAGTTCTGGACCAATCTTGGCAAATTACAGCTTGAGCTGTATATTCGCCCGGCGGGGTCCACAAAAAGGCAGTTACGCCTTTTTGTGTTTCCAAAAACTCTAGTATTAAATCGACTTCATTTAAATCCCTAGAACCGAACACTAAATTCCACTCTTTGGTTATGTTATTGATACCATCAGCTATACGCTGTGAGTATCCATCTCCAAATTGTGCGATTTTTACTCTAGGCTTTATAGGATTACTAAAGCCTCTGGATGGTATAAAGTTGAAAGTATCTGCCATAGTTATTTATTGTATATTATGCCGCCTGGTCTAGACTGTTTGATAAACTCTTCGTTTACTGCACGTTTTACAGCTAGGCCAATGATTCTTCCGTACTCCGTACTATCTTCTACAGAAGTTTCTGCATTACCTGAACTGTCGATACTAATACTGATATTGGTATCTCCCATTACTACTCCGCCCGAGTTACCACTTAAAGTAACAGGAATGCTACGGTTATCTGGTAATGGAACGTAAGCTTCGTTTCTTGAGCCTTCACCGAATAGCGCTAGTTGAGGTCTGTCTGCGATACCGCCACTAGCGTATTTTTGAAGTTGTACTGGGCCGTACTGGCTCATAATTCCGCCGTTAGCCATTTTAGCGTCAGTACTTAGTATGTTTAAGCCTGTGCTACTAGTTTCCCACTTAGGGGCACTAAAACCACCTAGGCTACCAAGAAGTGCCCCACCAACAGTACTAACTAAAGTACCTAAAATTCCTCCACCACCAGAACTACTAGTTGCACCAGTTACTAACTGCCTAAAGACGTTTTTCATTATATCGCTGGCAATATCTCTAAGCACATCAGAAAAGGTATTTCTAGCAAAATCAGCTATACTCTTAAAGCTTAGTTCACCTTTTTGAGCTAGTTCGCCAAACTTATCAATAGTAGCGTCTATACCATCTACCATACTTTTGCCAAACTTTTCACCTATAGATCCTACGTCTCTAGTCTTTTGTGCAGCGTATTCTGCAGTAACCTTAGCTAAATTAGTAAAGTAAGTATCGTCTAGTTGCGCGCGTTCTTCTGCTGAGCGCATACTAAGAGTGCGAGCTTCTCGTTCTAGTACTAAGATTTTTTCAGCTTCTTTACGCTCTAGAACTTTAATATCTAGAGTTTTTTGTGCTGTTTGAGCATTTAATACCGCTAGGGCTTTGGTATCAGTAGGATCAATAGCTTCCTTAACAATTTCTAGTTTACTCTTTTCTAACTTAATTAGCTGTACAGTATTAGCAGTTTCTGCTCGTTGAGCTTCTATAATAGCATTTTGTGCAGCTAGCTTATCTGTAAGGCTGACAGTAATATCTGCAATAATACTTTGCTGTAGTTCTAAGGTTGAGTTGATTTCTTGAGCTTTAGTATTTAATTCAACTTCTTCTAGTTTTTAAAGGGTTAAGTTTTTCTGAAAGAGCAATTTGGTTCCTTAAAAGCTTTAAGAGTTTCTTCTGCAGCTATGCGATTTTTGTTCTAGTTCAGCACCGCGTTTTTTGCAAATCAGGAGTAAATTGTCCTCCAGCGTCTACAATTACTTGACTAAACTTACGTTGCTCAGCCGCAACATCTGCTTTTAGTATTTTTCGGCTTGCTTAAGTGCTATATCAGAAGTAGCTCTTGCTTGGGATACTGCAATAACTGTAGCTAAGTCACTAGACACATCTGATAGTACAGAAGCGACTAATTTTGTAGCATCTGCTTGCGTAGTAAGATTCTTTAGTTCAGTATCCCTAGCACGTTTTGCAGCTTCTGCTGAGGCATTTAGTAAGTTTAAATTATTTTCTAAAGCACTTGGACGTCCTGCTTGAGAAACAGCTAATGCACCTTGAGTTTGTACAATGCCCGGAACGTACTGCCCAAGAGCTTGTATAGCTTTATAGATTAGCTCGTTTTGTGCTTCACTACGCGTACTGCCGTCTGATTGTAATTTAACTAATTCTTCTAATAAACCTATAGAAGAAGTACTTTGTACAGAAACGCCAGTTCTACCTAAATCTGCTCGCGTGGTTTCTACTGTGGCTTTTTCAAACAGCTGTAAGGTTTTTAACTGTTTACGTAAGGATGCGTCTTGAGCATCAGCAATAGCAGCCTGCGCTCTTTGTCTAGCCGTTTCAGTTGCAGTTGTTTTTCCACCTAGTACAGATTCTACTGTACTAATTTGACGTAACCTTCTATTAAGATTGGCTATAGCTAGCTCAGACTTAGCGGAGGCTGTTACTAACTCTAAAGTTGACTTTATAGTTTTATTTATTTGTGCGGCTACTAAACCTTCGGCCTTAGCTTGCTCTAAAGCTGTTTTAATTTGTTTTTGTTTACCCTCTTCAAACGTCTTTAGTTCTTCTGGTGTTGATCCTGCAGCAGGCTTTTGAGCGTTTATTTCAGCAATTTTATCTCTTAAACTTACTAAAGCAGGATCTAACTCCGCACCCGTAAGAGTAGCTAGCTCGTTAGTAAAACCCGAAATATATTTAGCTAAACTTTCAAAACCCGTAGAGCTACCAGCTAGTCCTGCTAATAATTCGCGCTGAGCTTTTATTACAGGTACTTGAGCTACTAAAGAGTTTGTATAGTCTTTAGTTATTTTAGTTAGCTCTAGCTGACTACTAGTTAAATCTTGTCTATTAGCAAGTACTGCTTTATCTTCTTCTATTGTACGCTTGTTTATTTTTGTTTGAAGTTCAGCAGATCTTTTAGCTCTTTCGTCAGCATTCTTATAGGTATTAAGGTTTCGTTCTATTAATTCAGCATCTGTTAGCGTTTCTACACGCCTACTAAATGGAGCAGGATCGCGTTGTTTAGTTTCTCGCTCTAGTTGACGACGAATACCAATATTCTGTAATCCGCCGGCTTCTTCAGCTTGTACTGCTAATGTTATTGATCTGCTTCTAGTTAGTACTTCAAGCTGTGAATCTAATCCTATAATACCTTCTTTTATAGAATCCCAGAGTTTATCTAAAAAGGTTGCGGACTTTTCAAACTTTGCAAAGCCTTCTTCTATTGCAGTTAATTCTTGTCTAGCTTGTATAAGTAGAGTTAAATTAGCTGTTTTTAGTTCAAATAGCTGGTTTATATTAGTAGCTTTAGATAGCGTTTCAAAACTCTTAGTTAAGGTTTTTATGGTCTCTTCTAAAGTATCAAACTTCTTTATATTTTCATCTGAAATATCAGATAATAAGCCAAAATACTTTAAACCTTCTTGTATGCTTGCTAAAGCAGAAGCTCCAATAGCAACAGCTGCACCAATAGCCGGTAACTTAGATACTAAGCCAATTAAGCCAGCTTGAGCAGCTTTTAAACTACCTAAGAAAAACCCTGTGGTATTATTAAGTGCTTTTTGTGCTATTCCTGCTAAACCTATGGCTGTTACTTGCTTATTTTTCTCAGCAGTAATTGCTTTTTCTAATATAAAAGCCTGCGCTATAGCAGCGCCATACTTATTTTGCTCTAATAGTAATAAAACACTTAACTTATTCTCGTCACGCATTACAGTTAAGGTATCTCTATTTTGTTGAGATCTTACTTGTGCAGCAATTCTTTCATCGTCTGCCAAAGATTCATAGCCTTGTTGAATACTACCTACTATAGCTAGTTCTTCTGTTAAAGCTTCTTTACGGCCTGTTAAATCTGCTACAGCTTCAGGACTAAGGTCCCCTCTTTTTAAAGTAGTCTCTACATTTTTTTGTGCTTTTAATAGAGCAGACTCGTATTGGTTAATTAAATTTTCTGTGTCAATAGATAATTTAATCGGCCCAGTTCCGGACTCTTCTAGGTCTTTATAAAGGCTTTCATTTAATTTTTCACGAATTTTTTTAGCGTTACCAACTAGTTTGCTATTAGTATCTGCACTGATAAACTTAAACCCTGCAGTACCTTCAAAACTTTTAATTACAGCTTTATTAGCTTGTTGAAGCTTTTCTGTAAGACTTTCCTAGTACCTCAGATACTGAGTTTAGTCGTTGCTCTACATTAGTTACTAAACTAGGTATAGCCAGCTTAGCTAGACTACCAATAATTAAAGTAGCTACAGCAATTAAAGCAGTAGGGCTTTTACTTAGTAAGTCTACTATAGGAGTTAATACTGTATTTACTAAAGTTAAACCGTCTTTGGATACGTCTTGAATTGCAGCCAGTAATTTAGAGTATGGGTTAGCACTTTGTGCGGCCACTTCTCCAAACTTAGTATTACCTTGATCAATAACTGCATTAACAAACGCTTGACGTCTTTCAAAGTCTGTTAGCTGAGTAACTGACTTATTTAGTGTACGAGAGTATGCTTTTACAGCATCATCAATCTTAACCATTATACCTAATTCGTCTAATAGTTCCGGCTCTATTTTAATTGCACCACGGTATACACGCTGTAACGAGTCAGTTAAGTCTCTACCTAAAGCAATACTAGCACTTTTGCCTACCGTAGCTAATTCACTCATTTGCTTGGTTGTTAGGCCTGCAGCACCGCCTAAAGTAGCAAACCCCAGAGCTTCTGAGGCTGAGATAGCGCCATCAGTAATAGCTCTTAGCTCTTTGCTTACATTACTTAGCGAAATACCATAACTAGCAGATAAAGTTTGTGCAGCGCGCACCATGTTAGTAGTACCCGCAGCTTTTGATAAAGCATTAAACGCCGCAGTTACAGCATAGATATTAGCAGCAAAGGTTGCGTATACTCTTACTAGTCCGCCTAAGCCTTGAGCCTGTCTAGCAAAGTCACGCTCTTCTCCACGACCACCAGTGCCACTAGTTCCGCGAGTTAATCCGCGCTCAGATGTACCAAGAGCCGCATCTGCGGCTCTTGATCCTGTTCGAGTGGCAGGTTTCTTAGACTGAGCTTTTGCAAGCTCTTTATTGTACTCTTTAGCTTGTACAGTTTCTTCTTTTAGATTTGACTGTATGTCTACTGTGACTATTTTATCTGCCATAATTTACTTTTTCCTATTACTATTTATTGCCTCTTTCTCAAGATAGTTAATTATCAAAACTAACTTAAAAATTTCGCGTTCGGGACTTAAATCCATAAACTTAATTAGCGCAGGAGCTAGTTCAATAGACCTGCCGTAATAATTTCCATTGAAAGAGTCAAATTTTTCAGGAAGTACATTATATACATGATAAGCGTCCAAGACCTCTTCAGGCATGTCTGCAAGCTCCACAGGAATTTCTTCTTCTATAGGTTCAGAGTTTAGTTGAGCGCACATATCTAAATATGCTTCTCTAGTCATACCTACTTTAATATTTTGTATATAATTTTTTAACTGTTCAGTTATGGAGCTGAACTGTACTTCATAAAATTTACTAAGTCACTCGTTAGATTAGTAACAAAGCTATCTAATTCTGAAGAGTTTTTCATTAAGATAAGTGCATTATCTTGAGTGTACTCTAAGCACTCGGACCTGTCTTTTACTGCGGATAGGTCAACAAGCATTAGTTCTTCTAAATAACTATACTTTAAACCTTCCCAGTGTTTTACTACAGCGTTAACATAAGTCTTAAGGAAAAGATCTTCGTCTAATTCTTCTTGTGGTTGACGAGTTCGCTTATCGAACTTAGTTACAGAACACTTTTTACGAATCTTTACTATTTCCTCGCGAGATAGAAAAGCAATTTTTAGCTTAAATCCCTCGTATCCTGGGAAGTCCGCAGTAATAATTTTTTCGTGGGTAAGTAGAGATTGTAATGAAATACCAGACATGTTAGTCTTTATATCCTTGATAGATTTAAAAGAAGGGCTTATTAGGCCCTTCTTTTAGGTTTTTGAAAATTAAGCTGCGTGGAAGTAACTTACTACTAGATCATTTGCCTGAGATAGGTCATATCCAGGTGTAGTAGCATCTAGGTAATATCCTTGAGCGTTGAAGTTGATGGTTGTTGAAACAACATCTTGTACGTCAATACTTGGAATTTGTAAGCTTGTGCCAGGCATTAGAAGCTCTACGCGAGTTGTGTTAGACTTTCCACCAACAGCAATTTCTAGTAAGAACTTAGTTTCAGTAGTGGCTGCAGCATCTAGTAGCATTTGCTTTAGTAAAGCTGCGGACTCAAAGGCACCAGTCTTAAGGTAAGCTGTTAAGTTACCAGAGATTGCGCGAGTACCTGTGAAGTAGCCGATAGCTGAGTTAACTGCACCAAGTGTTTCAGGAGTAACGTACTCAATGTTATTACTGAAAGTAAATGTTCCGCCAGTAATAGGCACTGCGTATGTTTGACCTGAGCCATTGATACCAGCCTTTAGGCTAATTGTACTTAGCTTATTGGTAATGAACGTATCTGCAGTAGAACCTAGAGCAAATGCACTTGCATTAGTACCTGGAGTGATTGTAACGGTTCCAGTAGTATCTACTAAGGTAGTACCAAATCCGCTCCAGCTGATGCTAGCAATACCAGTTAGGTCAAATGTCATCTCAGCCTGGTTGACGGCGCAGTTGTCAATACGGTACGTACTGTTGTCTACAACAAAGAATAACCAGAAGCGCTGAAGTTCGTTAACGTTAGAACCTTGAGTTGTGGTGAATGCAGAGCCTGCAGCTTCGTACCATTGACCTGTGTAGAATACAGCATTAGTGTAGTCAGGAGTTCCTACTACAGGTGCTACAGTAGTATCTAGGTCTACGATAAACTGTGTAGCGCTAACGTACTGTAATACAGTCCAAGTTCCGTTTACTTCAGTTAATCCTCCTGTGATACCGGCTACTCTAACTGAAGTGCCTTCATCAGAGACAGTTAAACCATGACCAGCTGCAGTGATAGTAGCTGTGTATGTATTTTGTCCAGCTGCAGGTGCTACAACAGTTACAGCAGTGATTGCAACTCCTGCGGTTGTATCAATAGGCTTTGCACCCATTAGAGCATTCCAAAGTAAGGCCTCAGGAGCAGAGACTTTTCCAGCTGAGTAGTTAGGACGCACATAAGTGCTCATGTTCCACTCTACAGGGTTTAGTCTGCTGTTAAAGCTACGCTGTCCACGAACAGGCTTTTGACCGGCTTCAGAAACTTGAATAACTGCTGCTTCAACAGCTTGAGAGAAGGTATACCCGTCTAACACTTGAATTTCAGTAGTTGTAGCAAGTGTAGGGGTTTGTGTAGTACTGAAGTATACTCTAGTATTACGATTTAAATTTACAGCCATTTTATCTCCTTGATAGTATGATAGTTGCTGAGCTTTTACTTAGCGTGTATCATAAAACTTGGTATCTAACAGTAAGATTAACCTCGCCAACCCCGTAAGGATTTAGTAAGCCTTCATCAGTTACTATTGAATTTATTAGTATTTCTGTGGTAGTTGTATTAGTTATAGGTAAATTCTCATTTTCCGAGACTATTCGCTCTACATCAGAAATTAGGTTTTCCAACAGATCATTAGCAGTTTCTCCGTGCACATAGAGCTTAATAGCGATATTTAAATATCCCCATTTAAAATCTCCAGGCAAGTACTCTCGTGTTTCGCTTCCAGCAACTACACACAAGTACGGGAAATCCTTGACCTCATCCCAGAATATTAATTTATTTGTTACGTTTTTACCGTATACGTTAGAGGTGTACGGTGCTTTTCCGTTAATTAGCTTTAATTTGCTAACTAAAGCATTTACTATCTTTGATCTTTGTGACATTGTACACCTTTCAACCCATATTATAATACAATTAAAAAATAAAATCAAATATTTTTATTGTATTAAACAATAACAGTACGCATTCTATTAAGCACTAAACCAGTGGCTATCTCTCTAACTGATTGGTCGATTAGTCTAGTTGGACTTTTATTTAAGTACCCTCTGGCAAAGCCAGGCTCATAAGTCTGGTACGGGTACTTCATGTAAGTTAAAAATGCAGTTACGCTACCGTCTCTGGCAGGTACTAAAGCCTTTAGTTCTACAGACTCGGCAAATCTACCTGTTTTATAGTTTAGATTTGGAGACTGCATATTTGTTTCAATAGCTTTGGGTAGTAGCGCAGTGATTAGAGCAAATAGGTTTGTTTGAGAGGCAAACTGACCTCGTACATTTCGTAACTTAGGCGTATTGATACTTGTTTTTGCTTTAGTATCTGAACTTTTACTAGTTTGAGGCTTAGTCCTATTCTGTGGTTTAATTGGCAAAGTTTTTGCAGTTGTTTTTATTATACCTATAGCGGGTTTTACACCAATAACATCACTGACTAGTCTAGCAATTATAAGGTTTTTAGTACTGGGTGAGCCTTCTAAATCCTCAGTATTTAAACCTAAACCTTTGTAAGATAGTATCTTTTTTTCAATAGTGCTTAATGCTGCACTATAAAATAAAGGTAGTCTTCTTCTAACTTGTGACTCAATTTTTCGTCCAAGCTCTTGATTTAGTTTTGAATTTTGTGGAGCAACTTTAGATACGTGAAGTGCTACTATTGAGCTTAGTTGTGCTAAAATCTTTTTCTCAGCATTTTTACCTAGGCTGATTTTTAATTTACCACTTACTCCCGTACTAGACAAGGTTCTTATAAGCTCTACCTGTGCATCAAATATGTAATGGAATAATTGCTCACATACTTCGGAGTTTAATGTTGAGCCTTCTGAAGCCATTAAATTAGTAAATGTATCTAATAGCTTGGCTTTTTCTGCAGAATCTGTCAAATTATCGTATAAAAATGCCAGTTCCTCTTTAGACTTTGAAACACGGGTGACCCCTGAAGCTATACCCGTTGTTACAACTATACCCATTAAAAAATTAATGTTGCTAGATAAGCCTACGTGACCAATATCTATGCCGGAACGTATAAATTGCTTTAGTTTTTCAGGTGCTGTAGGATCTTTTAATATAAGGGCATTTACTTTTTTAACATGATCAGCCACTACATCGAAACCCCTGGCAGGTGTGGCCTGTCTTATTCTAGACTTGTCTGAATCAGTTAAAGACTTATTATCTAGCAGTTTTTTAAAAGCCTTCTCTGTGGAGGGGTCTGGTACTGAGTTTGTAATTAAAAAGCTATCACCCAGGTCTACCATATTACCTCTAGCCGCTTTTAGTTTAGAGTAATAATATCGGGCTACTTCTTGTAACTCGGTCTTATCTTTATAAAGCTCTTCCAAGAACTTAAATATATTCTCTAAGCTTATCAAATGTATAGAACCTTGTAATAATTCTCTAGAGTACTCTGCTGAGCTAGCAGAATTAGTGTTAGCTTCTAGTGCTTTAAAGGCCTCGTTGAACTCTTTACCCGAGACTTTATATACATTTTGTAAAACGCTCTGTAGTATTGATCTACTCATCTTATAGCTCTATAAAGATCAAGCACACGTTTGATATGACTAGGTAGATTCTCAGTCATAACGTATTCTAAAGTAGTACTGCCAGCAGCACGTCTAGGAATAGACTCGCCTCTATAGTAGTACTCTATTAAATCAATACAAGCAAGCTTCAAATCTTCTGGCGTTTTATCGTAACCAGCTGTATAAGTTATTTTAAATGCATTAGCTTGGTTTACTACATCTCCGTACAATAAAATACTGTCTGAGGCTTTATCTAAGACAAATTCAGTATATGTACTATAAGTAGTACCGTAGTCAGTGCTTAGTTCGACTGATTGAACTGACCTAACTGGAAACTCTTGAGTAAAATAATAACCGTTTTGATTTGTATACTCGATTATACTAGTATACGTACTAGAAACTTTATCATAATTATCAATAAAGTTTCTATCGCAGTAAGTTTTTACTAATTCACTTACGCGCTTAATAATAGCTGAGAGCTTATCGTCAAACTCTTCACTAGCTATGCTAGCAAAGAGTTTGTATTCATCTAGTGTTACTAATAATTTTGACACTTATAATACTCCTTTGTTAAATAACTTGTATAGAACCGTAGTAAGCGGATGTGATTGCTGTGCTGCCAAAATACATTTCTGTGATAGTAAATCCATTGAAATATAACGTACCGCCAACAGGTATTATAGATGATTCAAAATACCATCCCAACGACCCGTTGTTAGTTGAGTTGGCTCCTGCGTACCATGTAGAGTCAAGGCTGTACGCCCGCACACCTGTGATAGTTAGGTAATCAGTGGAGGCAGTTGTTGCTTGGCCTGTGTTAGTAAATATCAATGTAGCTGGGGAACTAGCAGATGTGCCAGTTACAGTTAATACTTTTTCAATAGTGCCCGTGGCGGAAAATGCGCCAACACGCTGCGTCGTAGTGCCTAGTGCGATTGTAGTTGCACCAGTTGCACTGTAGCTGTTGGTGATGTCAGCAAAGGTGTTGTTGCCTGTGATTGTTAGAGTACCCGCACCGTTTTGGTCTAAGGTGATACCTGAGTAATCTATGCCACCACCAGCAAAGGTCTTGGATGATGCAGATGTTAGGCTGATTGTGCCTGTGCCTGTAACAGTGAGGTTGGTAGAAGTGGTTGCGTTCCAGCCCCCTGTACCTGCAATAATCCAAGTGCCCGAACCCACAGCAAAAACTAGGGTTGCAGAACCGCTTAAAGTAATTCCAGAAGCTGCGCCGGTTAGTGTGACGTTATAACCATCGGCGTCAAAAGTTCCATTAATAAGGCCTAATGCTGGTGTAACTGATCTGTTTGTAATAAATGCATCTGTTAGCTTAACAGTACCATTAGGAGAATCCGTTAAAATGTTTTGAGTAAAAGTTGCTCCGGCACTTGTTATGGTCTGACTACTTCGACCTGAAAACCTTATCTGGCCGGTACCCGTTAGCGTAGTGCCAGTACCGTTGATCCAGTTGCCGTAAATTATTTTCTCCGAACCCGTAGCCAGCGTCATCGTGTTTGTAGTACGTGCTGACATATCAATCGTGCCGATGTTGTAGGCTGCGTTGATGGTGACCGTTGCGCCAGAGTTCAGGCCAGTGGCTTCAAAGACGCAAGCGTCTTGCGCCAGCGGAAAGTTGTTTACCGCGGGAGTACCGCCACTACTTGTAGCCCATGCAACAGCCCCGCCCCAGTTACCCCCAGCAGCAAGGTTCCAATACTTGTTCGCCGCTGCGTCAAACGTAATCCCGCTGTTACCCTTGCAGTCACCTATACGAGTACCACTAACAGGAGTGGCAGCACCAGCAATGGTAATGTCTCTAAAGTCTGTGTCAGTTGCAGCAACCACAGCGCAGGTTAGTGTGCGTGTTGTACCGAGGGTGTCTGATCGCACAAAATGCCGCATGGTTGCGTCAGTGCCGGCGGATAGGGTTAAAGTGCCGTTGATTGTTTGGTCGGCTGTGACAGAGATGGTTTTTAGCCCGGCAGCAGTGATGCCAGTGACCGACAGATTGTTAAAGGTGTTGGCTCCGTTGATGGTGACTGTTCCTATAGCCGTGCTGGTAAAACTGTAATTGTAAAAAGTCTGGTTGTTGCCCTTAAAAACGGGTGTTGTTCGCGGATCGTTTATTTGAGACGTACCCGCAGAGAAAGTTAAATTTGCCCTGTTTGTTTCTGTTGTACCAAAATCAATAGGGAATGATCCTAATGAGGCAAAGGTCAATACACTACTTCCCAGTGATATTGATCTTGTATGGCCCACATCAGACCTTATTAAATCCACAGAAAAAGAATATGAATCGGTATCAAAGGACCCGTTTATAACAACCAGTGGTCCAGTAGTTGCAGCGCCTCCAAGCGCCCACTCGCAATTAACACCGTTCACGTTTATTTGAGATGCCAATACATTGCCATTAGGCGTTAACGTCCCGCCAGTAGACGATCCCGACAGCGTAATATCACCCGTATAAGTACGAGTCATCCCCGTAGCAGGGAGAGTTAAGTCGTCGTGCACAGCCAAAGGCGCAGTGCCGGCCCATGTAACGTTACCTGAGGCTGGAGGCGAGAAAGTCAGTGAACCGCAGCGCAGTTGTGTAGCCGTGCAAGTGACAGTGTAAGCTGTTGCATTGGACGCTGAATCAAACACCACGGCATCCGCAGATGTAGGCACAGAGAACCCACCAGCACCCCCAGAGGAGTCAGACCATTTGGTTGTCGTTGTGGCATCCCATGTACCAGTGCCGCCTACCCAATACCGCGTAACTGGAGTAGGCGCAGCAGTTTTGATGATTGTAACATTAGTGCCTGAGGAATTAGCGCCTGCGTAGAACTCGCCGGGGCTTGTGGCTGCAAAGCCAATACTGCCCATTGCAAGGTAGTCAATACCGATTGTGCAAGACCCAGCAAGAATGTGGCCTGTGCCTGTGCCGGTTACTGTGACGACGTTGCCCACTGTGCCTGTGACCGACCATTTACCAAAAGTTTGTGTGGTACTGCCGAGGGCAATGGTATGCGCAACTGTCTTGGTTGAAGCAAGTTCGGTGAACTGGTTGTTGCCAGTAATGGTCAGGGTAGATGTACCTGTTGCGCCACCGATGGTAAGTTTGTTGTAGGACTGGCCGCTTCCAACAAAAGTTCTTGCGCTAGTGCTTGTGTCGGACAAAACAATGTTAGCTGTGCCTTTGTAGAAAGTCAGTCCCGCTGTAGTTGAAACGTTCCAAATAGACCCTGTTCCATAAAGGGTCCAAGTTCCAGAACCAAGCTTTACCGTTTTTGTCAGCGAGTTTGAACTTAAGCTAAACAACCCCGTTGTCACGTTGTACGTCACAGCGTCAAACGTGCCGGAGGTCAGGGTCAGGGTTCGTACGGAGTTCAGCGTCAAAGCATCAGCAAGTTGAACTGTTCCCGTAAAGTCAGTCGATGGTGATTTGGTTATTAANGNAAACGCCGTTACTTGTAATGGTTTGAGCGCTGCGTCCTGAAAAAGAAATTACAGCACCTGATGAATTTGCTGTAAAACCTGTTCCCCACAACCAGTTGCCATAAACTCGGCAAGCACTTGCAGCGTTTAGTTGAGCAGCACTAGCTCGTGCAGAGGCATCAAAAGTGCCGATATTCCAACCAGTTTGAACCGTAACAGTACCCGCCGCACCCGCATCATCAAACACCGCAGTGTCTTGAGCTAATGGAAAGTTATTGATATCAGGTGTTCCGCCAGAACTTGAAGCCCAAGCCGTGGCACTCCATACCTGCGTACCAGTTAAGTTCCAATACACCGTCTTTGGTGCAGGGAACGTGATGCCTGTATTGCCACCGCAGTCACCAGCACGGGTAGGCGATGAGCCAGCAGCAGTGCCAGCTATAGTGATGTCACGGAAGTCGCAGTCGTCCGCACTCAAACTGTTAACAGTTAAAGTGCGGGTAGTGCCTAGGGTGTTAGATCGCACAAAAATTCTGCGAGTTGGTGAGGCTCCGGTGCAAGTGAGAGTTCCGTTGATGGTTTGGTTTTCACTAAAGACAAAACCTCTCAATCCTGCTGTAGCTGTTGCAGTAATTGATAAGTTATTAAAGGTAGCCGCATTGTTAATTGTGGAAATAGTAGCCGAACTGCTTGTAAAACTTACATCATAAAAAACCTGCCCATTAGGGCTAAAAGATATATTATTTCCTGACAATATAATACTAGATGTTCCACAATTAAAAATAAGATTGGTTGCCCCTAAATTTATTGCGGCTGCTCCACTCAACGTAACCGTACTCGAACCCAGCGTAATAGTCCTGACATTGATGTTATTTGAGGACAAATTGCCAGCAGTAACTGCATAACCTTTGGTGTCAAGCGTGCCGTTGGTTACGGTTAGTGTGGTTGAGCCAATGTTTAACGCATCGGCAAGTTCAACTGTGCCGCCGTAGGAATCAACAACCAAAATCGCAGTTGTTTTCCCTGCGGAAACAATGCTCTGAGTATTTCTTCCAGAAAATGTGTAAGTGCGGCCTGTCCAAGTACCGTCCATTGTAACGGCGGAGGCTAACCTAAAATCTCCGTATATCGTGTATCCAGCTCCTGTAGAAAACGTCATGGCATTAGTTCTGGCAGAAAGGTCTACTGTGCCAGCGTAAGGCAGGGCTCCATCCATTCTTACCGTAGCCGATGTGTTCAATCCGGTGTTTTCAATAACCTCAGTATCTTGTGCTAACGGAAAATTGTCTGTGCTCACACCTCCGCCACTAGTAGCAGCCCAAGAATCGGTAGACCTGTCACCTCCAGCAGCCCTGTTCCAGTATACTGTCTTAGGCGCTGAAAATTCAATGCCTCTACAGCCGCGTAGATCACCAATTCTGGTTCCTGAGATTGGCGCTGCACTGCCTACAACGTAGATATCTCTAAAGTCGGCATCTGTTAGGCTTGGTGTGCTATTAACAGTAATAGTTTGGGCAAGCCCGTAGGTTTGACTACGGAACCATACACGGCGGTTTCCTGCGGTGCCTGTGGTGGATAGAGTGCCGTTGATTGTTTGATTACCTTCTATCTGAAAATTTATTACACCAGCGCTTGCGGGGGCTGCAACAGTTAGATTATTAAGTGTTAAATTACCTCTAATAATTGGAATACTGCCAGCAGTAGTGTTGGCAAGATTTAAATTATAAAGGGTACCTGCTAAAGGGGCCCCGCTTGAACCAAAAATTATCTGAGGGCCGTTACCGGAACACGTTATTGTTGAAGTCCCGGGATTGATAGTTAAGCCTGTCGTTACTTGAAAGAAAAGAACACCCGTTGCCCCCGTGAAAGTAATCGTACTACTGCCCAAATTGATCGTGCGGGTGTTGCTATTGCTAGACAAAAGTTGCAATGCAGTAACCGCGTAGTCGTTGGTGGTGAAGGTTCCAGAAGTTACGGTCAACGTGTTGAGATTGTTTAAAGCATCGTTTAAAGAAACTGAGCCGCTGGAAGTTTTTTCAACAACTATGTTGCTTTTTATTACATTTCCATTGCTAGTTATAGTTGCGACTGTTGTTCCTGTAATTTGCACAGAGCCAGAATGATTCCACGTCATAGATGCCGAAATCGTCAGATTTCCAAAGACGTTTGTTGTGGACGTTCCACCAAATGTTCCGGTAAAGCCAGAAAAATTTAAATTAGCTGTACTGCTGACTGATGTTTTGGTAACCGTTACAACCCCAGATGCCGCATCAAAGTAAGCATCATCAAATGCACCCGGCACACTCGCGCCGCCAGCACCACCACTGGTTTAGGCCCACTTAGTGCCGGCTGTACCATCCCAAGCGGCAGTACCACCCACCCAGTATCGATCAGCCATTATTCAACTACCTTAACGTATCTAACTCCGTCAATTTCAATATATTTTGGTTCTGCTTCTTCTATTAACGGTGCAGTAACTACCGCGATCCAATTGTTTACTCGCTGTTGCTTCATTGCTTCAATTTCTTCTACAGTGAATGTATAATCGTCTGTTAAATGTAAGGCGTCGCGAAATACGCCGTACTCAGTTTGAACTTCAAAGTCTATTTTCATGATTACTCCGTGATGATATATAAAACTGTTGGGTCTGGTGTTGTGGGTAAAGTAGTTACTGCTTGTATCCTAACCCCATTAAATATTGGAGTCCAAGTAGTGCCGTCCCAAATCCAAGAAGATGTGCCAACTGAATATACATCATTTACACTTGGGCTTGAAGGGAAATTAATTGCTGCCATTTGTATTCCTTTTAATTTGGTTCAGTCTCATTTATATATTAAACTCCTACAGAGTTGTGCATATCGGGCTGAGTCATGACCCATGCGTAGCATTTGGCAATGAAGCCATCGCCTGTCATTGCTTCTACTTCGCTTAGTGGGCAGTGGTAACGGCGAAACTCCACATCACGAGTATCCTCGTCTTGAGGTTGCGTAGCATAGCCCACAACATCAATCATTACCGAGTGGCGATTTTGCTGATCACGGGTGCGACTGATTGAGGCAGTTACTACACGGAAGTAAGCTCCTGTAAAAGGAACTCCGTATTGAGAAGTTGCGAGATTAAGTTGAATTGCCATGATTGATCCTTTAAGCGTAAGTAACTTCAGATGTTTGAATTGTAGCTACCCACCTGATGTTGGTAGCTGCTGCGCCAGTGGCTGTTACAGCAAGGCCGCCGTTGGTTGTGTCTGCTGATAGTGCAAGTGTCCAGCCGGGTGTATTGTCAATAACCGTTGTAGCAGAATTAACTAGCACAGTTGTGCCAGCAGACCCTTCACGACGGATCAAGCCTTCGACTTTCCATGCTGCTGATGCTGTGCCGCCAGCAGCTTGTTGACGAGCGACAATCATTCCTGAGAATGCATAGGCTGAGTTGTTGGGCAGGATGACTTGATTGGTTGCGCTTGTAGCGGCAAAACTAGAAACTAGGCGTGTTGCGGTTGCGCCAGTCGTTGTATTAAATAGAATTAACGTCCCCGTTTGATAAGAAGACGACGACGCCGAATACGCATATTTGCCGTACTGCGCCGCAGTTGAATTAAATCCAAGTGCAGCTGAGTTGATTCCGGATGCGGTTGCTGATCTTCCTAATGCAAGGGAAAAGTCCCCACTAGCACTAGCTGCGTAACCATAAGCCATAGAGGTTGTGCCAGAGCTAACCGCATTTTGACCAATCGCTATCGACGGGGTTCCGCTTGCTACCGCTGCCTCTCCAATGGCAACGCAAGCAGCTTGCGTGGCTTTGGCCGATTTACCAATCGCAATAGCATTGGCTGCTGTCGCGCCAAAGCTGCTCGTATTGTTCGCCACACCAGCAGCAAACGAATCAACACCTGAAGCGTAAGAGCCGCCTAGAGCCATTGCTCCGCTACCTGTGACTGCTTGGGATCCTTGGCTACTTGAATTTCCACCAATAGCTGTTGAATTTGTGGCGGACGCTAGTGTATTAAATAATCCAGTTGAATTGTTTATTGAAATACTATTACTGCCTGAAGCAGTAGCATATCCAATTGCAACTCCTCCTTCCCCACTTGCGTTTGCACTGCTGCCGAGCGCTACAGCACCTTGCCCAGCGCTTGATGCTGACCTTCCTATTGCTACAGAACCAAATCCAGTGGCCACAGGTCTAGTAAAATTTGGATCGTTAGGACTACTTTCCTGATATAATCTTAGGGCTTTATTTGCCCCTGTTGCCCAAGCTGTACTAGTGCAGATTAATTCAACGCCAGCCCGCGGTCGCAGAATATAAGTGGTTCCAGTACCATCAATGGTTTCTGCATTGTTTGGATCAATAGTAACCGTACCATCCCCAGTATTCCAGATGGTTACGTTAAATCCCGCGCCTAAGGTAGCAGCTGCAGTCAGCGATACCGTGAACGTACCACTAGTGCAGTTAATGATCGTGCCGAGATCATCAGCAACAACCGTATATGCAGCAGTTTTGTTGCTAATGGTTAGGGCAGAGGCCCCACCTCCGCTAATCGCAAGATCACCAGCACCTAGTAGACTTGAACCATTTATAGTTTTGATGTTGGTGCCAGATACCAGAGTAGGCTGAACGCCAGTTAATGTGTTGTCTGCAAACGCAATTGTCTTATTAGATAAAGTTTGTGTGTCTGAGATTCCAACAACATCACCAGTTGGTAAAGCTTTTGCGCTGTCCTTGAGCAGTTTTCCAGTAGTGCCATCAAATAACGCTACAGCATTGGCTGTACTACTAGCTGGACCAACTACATTACCTAAATTATTCCAGGCTGAGCCTGTCCAAGCTTCAAAGCTAGTACCTGTGTACCTAATAGCATCTTCTGACAAAGTTCCTGTTATATAACCTGAGCCATTTGTTGCGTCTACACGTAATACTATACCTAAAAACTGTTGTGCAATAGTACTATCTGTAGGAGGAATATTTGTATATCCTCCTGTGGAACCTAAATATATTTTATCTCCAGTTGAGAAAGCGCTAGTGTTTACGCCTTTTATCTCACCAAGAACTAACATTCTACCTTCGGCTTCTGCAGCTATAGTTTCATCTAAAACGCCAATAGCTAATTTATTGGGATCGTCAGCTCTGGCCACATTAACTGTGATAGTATTTCCAACAATGCCAGTTTGATAAACTGGAGTGCCTTTAGCTAAACTTTCTGCGGTAACATTTTTTACTGTTTCGTAAATAGTTTTTGCGTTTACTCTATCAGTCCAGACTAAGTCGTAGTCTGTAGTAGAAGCTTTTACTAAATATTCATTAGTTAATCCGCCTGAGGGTACGCCCGGTCCAGTTTCACCTTGGATACCCTGAGGTCCACTAACAGCAACCCATTGTGAGCTATCAGTGTCTACATACCAGACAAATAATGCTAGATCAGAACTGCGTAACCATAAATCTCCGGAAGAAGGTGTAGCAGGAGCTGTTTCACTGACTGTAACAGAGCTTCCTCCAGAGGAACTTATAAGTTCTGCAATAGTATTTACAGAAGTTTTGTAAAATAATTTGCCGTCTGCGTAGTTTAAGGCTAGCTCACCGTATTCGAGATCCTCGACTACAGGCGCTCTAGCTGGTACAGAGGACTTTTTTAAGATAATTTTATTGGGCATTGTGCTTGTAATAACAAGAAATAAGAGACTAGAAAGCCTCTGTAAAAATTTAGTAAGTACCGCCGTCTATTGAGTTAGACCAATACGGGTTGCCTGTTGCATCTTCACGTAAGAAGCTTCCATCTATTGTGGATACAGCAGTTACGCCAAATCCAGAAGTTCCGTTTCCGTATAGTACTGCGCGTGATGTAACTGAGGTAATTCCTGTACCGCCTTGGGCAACTGCTACTGTAGTAAATCCAGTACCTAAACTACCAGAAGTTAGAGCTCCTACTGTGGTAATAGAACTTTGACCTAGGTAAGTTGAAGCAATATCAATAGAGTCTGAGTTTGCAGTAATTCTATTAGTAGTACCTACAATATTTAGTACACCAGAAGTATATGTTAAACCGTTACCTGCTAAAGCGCTTTTTAGTTGTAAGGCATTTGAAGCAATTTCAATACCGCCGGTGCTAGCAACATTTACATCAAATGTAGTACCTGTGAGTGTTAAGCCTGAGCCTGCTGTATACTCTCCAGCCCCGGAAAACTGAGTAAATAGAATAGCATCCGTGCCTACAGTATTTACAGCTTCGGTTTGTACAAATCCCACACTGTCATAGGTAGTGCCGTTTGTAACAAAAACAAAGTCACCACCAGCAATTTCTGCGCTAGTATTGTAATCTTGAGCACGAGTCAGTACAGTACTAGAAGTTAGTACATAAATACCGTTATGCGCGGTGTTAGTTTCATTTTTAACGATAATTCTATCGTTTGTAATTAACGTATAGTTATCTATAACACTTAAAGGCGCACTTAGAGTTAGCGTAGCACCTACTCCTGCAGTACCGTTCGCATAAGTAACTGTACCGCCAGTAATAGTTGCTAGACTTGCGGTGGTTGCTGCCATCACAGACTCGTGCACGTGTAGACCTTCGGCTAAAGTATCTACATAAGCTTTTGTTGCTGCATCTTGAGCATTGACAGGTTCTGCTAAATTAGTAATTCTTGCGTTACTTACAGATACTGTGCCAGTGCCGTTTGGTTGTAAAGTAATATTGCCGTTAAGATTAGTAGCGATAATACCGTTACCATCAAAGCGTAAGTTATCTACAAAGAACTCGTTTAGTTTACTTTCTGAGTCTACAATAATTGCTGAGCTAGCAGTTAGTGTACCTGGCACATGGTCTAGCTTATCTGTAAAGTATTTACCGCCGATAATAACATGATTAACTGCATTACCAGCTGTTTCAGTACCTGTACCAATGTACAGCCTATCACCGCCATTTGTACCATTATCAGTAAGCGCGGAATATGCTAGTTCGCCTGCTCCTAAGACCGCAGGATTTCCTGCGACTTCGGATCTTTTGATTTTTATAGCTGCTGCCATTTGAGTTCCTTTTTATTAAAATTGACCGCAGTCAACTACTTGCTTTTCTAATATATTCTTTGCTTGCCAGGTAGAAGCAACTGTTGAGTATATTAATAAGCTTCCATCAGCTAAATTAGATAAGTCTACGTCTGTGGCATCTGAGATATTTGTGATACCTGAAGTACCTGGCGGACCTTGTACAGCTGCTGAGATTATTTCTACAATACTATCAGAAATTACAGTAACTTCAGTAGTACTATTATCAAGAACTATTACCTCTGTGCTCATCTGGTTACCTCGGGTTTTAGTCTTACTTTGCCTTCTACTAGTCTAACGACTGTATCTCCGGATTGTAATTCTAAGTCCCAGACTGCTAAGTCAGGAACTAATGTCTGAGTTGTATTCGCAGGAATATTTAGAGTTATTGTACCAGTATTTCCACCTAAAACAATTCCTGAGGTTGAGGTAAGGCTTACAAAAGCACTTGGAGAGTCGTACTCTTCTCTGAATTGTGCTCTGGCTGTGTAACCTGTTAGATCAACAGGTGTACTTACATCGTTAATTTTTGTGTTATAAATTAATGTTAGTGAAAAAGTAGCGCCTTTTTCTACTAGTAAATTAAGTTTGCCTGCTGCCATTTAAACCTCCTAAGTACATATAAAAATAGGGGAGCCTAAGCTCCCCTATCATTATTAGGCAGTGTAGCGTAGGCAAGAAACCGCTTCACCATCTACAATACTGATTTGCTGGAAACCAGTACGTAGGCTAGCTACTAGAACACGTTGTTGTTCAACAACTTGGTAGTCGCTTTCTACGTTTAGGCCACGGTAATTACCGATCATGAAGTTACGAGCATTCAGAGCAACAGCACCAAATCCACCTAGTGCCTTAGCAGGTAGTTCGCCAGTAACAATAACAGGGCTTCCACCAACCATACCAATCTGACCAGTTAGAACAGTAGCGCGCTCACCGACCTTATCCATTGTCTGGAATGTAGCGTCTTCTAGAAGGTTGTAATATACGTCTTGGTTAACAACGTAAACTACATCCGCTGGATCAAGACCCCATACGCCCATGTTCTTGCGAAGAGTGCGTAAGGTTCCTGTCGTTGCTGCAGTTGCTAGTGCTAGAGTTGTGTTTGAGCCAGCAGCTTCGTAACGTACTAGACCCTTGATAGGATCAGCAGCTGAAGCAGCGCCAAGTAGTAGACCTCTGTCCCAGGCTTTAGCTGTACGACGAACCATTGCATCGCGAACGATAGGCATGATTGCTATAAGAGCATCTTCTTCTTCTTCGTTACCGATGAATTCCTTAGTAGCTAGCTTGTGGCTAGTTAGTGTGATTTCCTTTAGAGCGTGTGTTTGAGCAGCGCCAGAAGAAGTTGCAGCCTTGTACTCGCCAGTTTGAATCCAAGTTGCGTAACCAGCTTCAGGGTTCACAGGCATACGAACGATAGAGCTAGGCATTGATACAGAGTTGAATAGCGGAGCTACGATTAGTCTACGACGAATTTCTTCTTGTAGAGCTGTAGATACAGTATCTTCCCAGTATGCTGAAGGCACGTGAGCACCGTACTTTGTAACTAAATTAGCAAAGTTCTTGGTGTCTTCTACCTTGCGGCCTAAGGCTTTGGCGATAAGCACTGCGGTTTCTTTGTCTTTGTAAGTTACTGAGTCAGCAGCCTTGCGGTCTTCAAAACTCATTTTGTTTTCGCGAAGCTTGGCGATTTCTTCAGACTTAGCGGCTAGTTCTGAACGTAAACCGTCTAAGGCTTCTGAAACTGACTTAGAATCGTCAGCTAAACGCTTTTCGATTTCTGCTTGTAGACGCTCAGCGCCAGATTTGCCTACTTCGAGTGCTGAAGCAGCTGCGGTAGCTGCTGCTGTGTCGATTGCAGACTTGATAATTGCTTCTAGATTAGATTGTTCCATAATTGTATCCTTTTGTTCGCTAGTTTCTGTAGATTCTGAAGAATCATTATTCTCGTCACCTTCATCACTAGCTGAAGATTTAATGAAGGACTTTTTAAATTCAGCAAGTTCTTCGTCTGAAGAAAATGCCTTGGCTAAGTTAAAAATTGAGTCTTGATTAGCAGGTACTGAAACAACTGAAACCTCTAGTAGCTCAAGCTCTTTAATTACAAAAACGTCAGATACCTGATCGTAGTCTGCGTCTTTTACAATAAACCCCACTGAGAAAGTTTTTAAGATTCCCTCTGAGACTAGTTGATATACTTCTTTAGCTGCAGAACTAATTCTTGCAGTTATCTTTAATCCTTTAGCGTCTACATCAATCTCAGTTGCTGAACCTATCGGTTGGCTGTGGTTGTGGTAGGCTAAGATAATAGGATTTTTTCTATAGTTCAAAAGACTGGTTTCATTCCAAGCATAACTAGGAATTACATCACCTTGGCGATCTTTAGCTGTGGTATTTGCATAGCCAGTAATATATATCGCAAATTCTTCTTCTGAACTATCTAAGGCTTTGGTGATTGAAAAATCACTAAATAGTTTTAATAGTTTCATTCGTCTGTACCTCCTTGAGGTCTACCACCCTGGGAAGGGTCTGCTGCGCTGCCTGCAATATTAGCTGGAATTCTAAGTGTGTCACCATTATCAACAGGAGGATAACGTAAAGCATCTCTGCCTTCGTTTGGAGTTAATACTCCGCCGTTGACTAATGTAGTAAAGTAAGCAGCCTCGTCTCGCATATCAGGCTGTAAAGCCGATACTTTAGACGTCTCGGGTTCGATATTATAACCAAAGTATCGTTCAAACCCTGAATTTACACTCCTTACCAAAGGTAAGACGGTTTCTAGATAGAATAATCGTAAGTTAGGAGCAATGTTAGCATTATTCCCACCTTCTAGCAAAATGGGCGGAACGCCCAAAGCGGCTAAGATGTCTCTATCTTTGGTTTTAATAGACTCTTCAAAGTCTAATTCTTTAAAGTTGACGTCTGATAATTTATCTACGGTTAAACCACCGTCTAAGATCATCGGACGCTTGCCTCCGCGATTAGGAGAGTATTCTTGTTGCCAAGATTGAATTAATCTTGACTTAATCTTATCGCCTAAGATATTAGGAGTCTTTAGTACTAGTCCAGGAATAGCTCCGTTTTGAAAGAAGTTTTCTTGAAACTTAGTCATATTAGCACGAGTCTTTAGAGTGTTTGATACAGCGCGTAGTCTGCTAGTGCCTCTGAAGATAGTGTCTGAACTATTATCTGCAATGTGTATAATCTCTTGTGGTTTAAACACCGTGCCAGAGCTGTACACATAATCTTTGATATAAGTTTTTGTATCTGCATTAATTGTTACGTTCTCAGCAGGTAAATGGTATAAACTTACGCCGTCGTAATAAATAAAACAGTTGCCTTCGATTAGTAAATCTTGGTATAATAGTCTTCTAAACTTATCAATATCTTGAAATTCGTTTGGTTGATGATTTAATAAATTAAAGACTTTGGCTTTTCTTGTGTTGTTGACTACAGGTACAATGCCTGAGAGCTTGTCAGCGATATCAAAGTCAAAGCTAGCTGCACCATTGACAATCATATCAACGCCACGACGCACAGACTCTACTTGATTGTAGCTTTGAATAAAGCTGTAATATTTAGGCTCAGAGTCAGCTGCGGAGCCAGACTCTAAAGCTATATAAGCTTGCGCAGGGTTTAGTTTATTGACTATCCAGCTTTTTAGACTCATACTTTTCTTTCTGAATTTCGACCCAGCGAATCTGTTTAGTTACAGTCTGGGCAGCAGGCTTGATACCGTAGATTGAGTGTAATTTCTTGTGATGAGCGTTACATAAAGTAACCACTAGCTCGTAAAGTTCTACTTGATGAGTTTCGATAAATTCATCTCTGATAGCTAAAACAGCCTCATCAGAGTCTAGACTATAGTTATTGATTTTAGCGAACTTCTCAAGTAGGTTAGTTAATGAGTGATAATGGTGAAGCTCTAGTAATTCTGTGCTAGAACAGATTTTACAATACGAGGCTTTAGTATAAGCGGATTTTGCGCGATCACGTATGTATTTAACTGGATCGCGAGTTTTAGAGGTATTTTTCATGTCTCAGTGTGTATTGTACTACAATTAAAAAATAAATTCAAGTAAATTTATCTATACAGAACCAAAGCTCGTAGAGTAGCTATATAAAGCATAGCGTAAAGCATCTGCGATATGAGAGTATCTATCATGAACTGGTGCTTCTTTTTGAGCATTATCAGAAGGTTTCCAACGGTACTGATCTAAAGCTCCAACAGTCTCTAGACAACGAGAATCAACTATTAATCTAGACTTCTCAACTATAGACTGAGTAAAAGCAATACCATCAAGCACAGACTTATTTGCATTGATTGTAGCGATATCATAATTTTGTGCCCAATCGTATCTAGTTTGCTGCGCAGCAGAATCGATAAAGATGCACTGGATGTTGTACTTAGATTCTAAAGCTAAAATAGATTGTGCGTGTTGTCCAGTGGTCTTCTGAGACTCATAGTACTCAGCTAATACTCTGTAACAATCATCGGTAGAGTTATAAGCAATTACCACTCCAGCTGTGGCATCTCTAAAACCAATGTCCAGACCCATGATTATCTCATCGTTAGAATAATCGTAGTCTGATAAGTCTTGAACGCAGTTAGCGTCAAAAGCATAAATCTGACCTTCGAAAGTATTAAAGCTAGCTAAATATTCTTGAGCGAACTCAGCAGCACTCATGCTAGTTTTTGCTTCTAAAATATCAGATTCTACAGCTCGTGGATTTGCCAGATAATCACAGTGTAAAGAACACCATTCAGGGTACGTATCACTAAAGCCACGATCAAAGAATTTACTAAACCAATTTAGTCTACCACGAGGAGTGCTAATAAAAATAGCTTTGGCATTAGGCTTATCTAGAGTAGGACGAAGAGCAATGTTAAAAGCATCTTCGCCAGCTGTAGATAGTGCAGCTTCGTCAAATAAGATTAGATCGTAACTGCGGCCCACGCAACTGTCAACCTGGCTAACTGAGCCCATTCTAACTGTAGAGTTATTGCTAAGACTTAACATACGGTCTTTTAGATTATCTCTGAGCACTTCCAAGTTAAAGGCTTTTACGTAGTTACGTTGTAATTCAAAACTAATAGTACTTAGACTGTAGTTAGGACTCATGATTAAAACGTTAGTGTTGGGAATTAGACAAATTAAGTTAGCAATCATATTTGCTACAGTTGTTTTTCCCACACGTCTAGAGTACGCAGCTACGATAAATCTAAATCTAGGATCGTTAACAGCATTGACTAAGGCAATTTGTGGAGCGTTTAGTTCTCCTAAAATAATCTTAGTGTTATAAACTTCTTGTGTATACTTAGCTACCGGTAATTTTAAAAACCTAGAACTCACAGGATAGTCTGTGAGTTCAGTAGTGCTTATATTAGGTCTAGAGACTTTAAGCATCGTTTAGTAATTTTGATAATAAACTAGAGTAGTTTGGGTCATTGTTAATTTGAATATTGTTTTGCGTTTTCACAGAGTTCGCAGAGATTTTAGCTTCGAGTGTAAGTTCGTCCATGCGCATCTTATGAGCAATTTGTAAGATATCAACAATATCCTTGGTTGAGGTCATAGAAGCTTCTGATAATTCTTCGAGCTTAGCGTTAATAATTGAATCCATTGCTTGAGCGATTTTAAAGCGATTTCTATAACCAGAGTTTAAAAACATAGTGTTAACAAAGTTTTTAACTTCAGGTTTGGCTAAATATTCTGTGACTTGCTCTGTGCTAAGATTTAGTTGTCGAGCAGTAACTTCGACATCTTGTGTTTGTAAATAATGTTCGGCAATTAATAAGTTCTCAGGTGAGATTGGTATAACGTTCATAAATTTTTACTCCTTGAGTGAGTTTAACGTACTGAATAAGAAAAGTCCAGTAGAAATTTTTTTAATTGTCTGTATAGCTATAATTGAATTTTCGAAGTTTTTTAGTATAGCTATAATTCACTACAATTGAATTTTCGAAATTGAATTTTTTCCTAATAGTTTACGCGTGGGGTAGCCCTGAGACCGAGCCAAAAGTCAAGTCTAATAACCGCCCCTGTAGGTTATATACATATAACTTTTAGTTATTGACACTTTGGTACAATACGCGTATAATCTTTTACATGGGGTCGAGTTTAAAGAAACAAACGTTTCTACTGATTCCGAGGAGATACAAAATGGCTGTTGCAAAAACCCCGACGTATACGGAAGAACAGGTTGCTGAAATGACTGCTGCCTACGTGCTTGAGCCGACTGCTGAAACCGTGCAAGAGTTCGCACTGAAGTTTGGCAAGTCCATGGCTTCGATCATTGCCAAGCTCTCACGCGAAGGCGTGTATAAGCCCAAAGAGCGCGTGCGCAAAGACGGCTCTGCTGTGCAGAAAAAGGACGAAACTGCCGATGCTATCGGCAAGATTCTGAACCTTGATGAGGCTTCGGTTGAATCGCTCACAAAGGCTAATCGCAAGGCATTGCAAGCGATCTTTGCAGCCTTGGCAAACTCCAAGCCGGTCTAATTAGCTAACGCTAGGGGCATATGCCCCTAGCATACTACAGGAGCGTATATAATGGCAGCATATCTTGAACTGATTGACCGTGAAACGGGCGAGGTTGTTAAGTTTGCTGAGGTTGATAACATCATGTGCGCTGCACTGGGCTATGCGGCTGACGTACAAGCATGGCACGCGAACTGGTACAACTGCTTGGGCATGTCGCTGGCATGTGGTATTACCTGGGAACAACTGCGCGTTGATTGGGCGGATACGCCTGGAATTCTTGAGGTTATCAATTACCTTGAGCGCGTATATATTGTTTATTATTATCGCTCCAGATAACGCTTGTACAGGCTAACAAAGCCTGTATAATACATACATCGACAAACACAAGAGGTGTTACAAAATGACTGAAAAGAAGCATACCGCACAGATTGCTATCGAAAGCATGAATAACCTGCTGCTTGCTACTTTTACAAATGCAATGACTAAATATTGCAGCACGGACGGTGCAGATGCTGTAGAATACGAATTTGCGCATTTTTGCTTGCATCTGGCACTTGAAGAAGTCGAGGCACGCGAACTTAACATTGATTATAACATCTGATACACACATACCATGCGCATATGCGCATGGGTTTGCGCCGATTTTACCATAAAAAATCTAGGATGTCAATACTTACGTGTATAACTAAAAGTTATCAACATATAACTTACAGTCTATTGTACTAACTGCTAAAAGGTGTAGAATCACTACATCAACAAAACAAAGGTTAAATAGATGAAAATTATCGACATACTTGTAGCCTTGGTTATTACCTCTGCGTACGTTATGCTTTTGGTTTCGGGGATTTAAAATGATTGGCTGGATTGGAACAATTGTTAATATCATCGGCAGTTTCTTGATTGCATTCAAGCTGCCTGTAATCGGATATATCTTGTTTCTTGTAGGTGCGGCTGCTTGGCTGTATGTGGCAATAAAAAATCGTGATTCTGCACTGGCCGTGTTAAATTTGGCGTATGTAACTGCAAACATAATCGGTCTTTATAACTATTCTGGAGTTTAATAAATGCTACATTTCAAGCTTAAAAAGAAACTGTTAAACAAAATTTTTGCGCATTATAACGCGTATTTTGAGCTTAAAATTGTACCAGAATTTAAAATTCGTAAATTGAATTCGGGTATTCGCGGTCTGATTATTTGTTACGATGAGGCAGAAAACGAGCCTGCGCGGGTAATTATTAAAATATCTAATCGAATCGGAGAAAATGTAACAGTTTCTGAAATTATTTCAAGCGTAGTTCATGAAATGATCCACCAATATCAATATGAGCATAACCTGCCGGTGGAGCATGATGCGCTATTTGAATCAATGGTAGAGTATTGCGATACGATGTTTTCTCTTGACGTTAGCTAACTAACATATACCATGTGCATACGCACATGGGTTTGCGCCGATTTTACCACAAAAACTTAGCGAGCGCAATACTTACGCGCATAACTAAAAGTTATCAACATATAACTAAAAGCTCTTGCATAAAAACCCTAAAGGTGTAGAATACATACATCGACAAAACATCAAGGAAATACGAAATGGCAAGCATTAAGCGGGTTGCGATTTACGACATGGACGGTACTATTGTAGATAGTTCGCACAGATACCGCACGATCACGGATGAGACTGGCACGCGCATTGATTTGGCATACTGGCGCGAAAATGAATATAAGGCACTTCAAGATGGACTATTGCCGTTGTTTGAGCAATATAAATGCGATCTGGCCGATTTGGAATGCTATGTAATTATTGCAACTGCTCGCGTAATGCACGATCCTGATTGGGATTTTATGAACCATGTATTGGGCATGCCTGATTATGTTATTTCACGTACTGAAGGCTCTGCTATTAGCGGAAAAACGCTTAAAATCAACGGCTTGGCAAAGTTTTTCAATTTGAACAATTTCAAGTCTGCGGATTTTGTTTTTTATGAAGACAACATCGAATATTTGAAAGCGGTCTGCGATAGGTTTAATATTCGTGGCGTTTATATTCCAAGCGTGCAAGGCCACTAAAAATACTTGCACAACGAAACAAAAACACTGTATAATGTTTTTTGTCGGGCCAACATTGGTCCGGCCCGCGATGTCCGGCGGTTTCCGGTAAAAGGGTTTGCAAAATGGCCAAGAAACAATTCTTTCTGATTATCGACACTGAGACTACAATTGAAAATACCGTCTATGATTTTGGTGCGATTATCTGTGATCGTAACGGTGTAATTTTCAATGAATGCGCTGTGATCGTGCAAGAAGAAATCGGCAAGGAACTTTTTTACGACAAAAATTCCACCAACGAGATTTGGACGCTTCGCGGTCTGGCACGTCGCAAAGCCAATTATGCAAAAATGTTAGATTCTGGCTCACGCATGGTTGCCTCGCGCAATGCGATTAACCGCTGGCTTGAAAAAGCCGCTACAAAATACTCGCCTGAGTTAACTGCGTATAACATTGCATTCGATCTGGATAAAATGAACAATACGGGTATTGATACCGCGATGTTTGCAAATCGTTTTTGCTTGTGGCACGCTGCTGCTGGCATGTTCGCGCACACAAAAGAATACAAGCGTTTTGTTCTTGCTAATCATTTGTTTAATGCTCCTACAGACAAGCTCAATATGAGCTACAAAACAAATGCCGAAGTAATGGCCTCATTTCTTAATGGCTCAATGCTTCCGCCTGAGCCGCATACTGCAATCGAAGATGCAAAATTTTATGAACTGCCGATTTTGAAAGCCATTGTTGTTAAATCAAAATGGCGCGAGAAAATTAAGCCGTACTCGTGGCATGATTACCAAGTCAAAAACAATTTCACTGTTTAATTAATTAATTAATCAAACGCTAAACCTAAAAAGTTTAGCGTTTTTCATTGGATATATGAAATATACTATTCTAATTGACATAATCATATGGATTATGCTAATCGCATCACTCACGTATGCACTTGAACTAATCGCAAATGTCATAGCCTTATGACAGCGCGTATTTTTCGTTTATAATCAAAGGCTTAGCTAAAGAAAAAAAGCCTTTAAAATCAAGGAGTTAGCGCCGCGTAGCGTACTGGAAAAAA